CGACCGTCATGATGACGAACTCGGGTACGAGCAACGCCATTCGGCGCATCGCCCGTGTCGTGACCCTGACCAGCGGAAACGTCTGGAACGGTGTCACGTCGGCTGGCGTGACCGCTAGCTGGGACGCCGAGCTCGCCGAGGTGAGCGACGACAGCCCCACGTTCAGCGCGGTGAGCGTTCCGGTGTACAAGGCGCAGGCGTTCGTGCAGGCGTCGACCGAGGCGTTCGAGGACATCGCCGGCCTTCAGGCCGACGTGCTCGTCATGTTCGCCGACGCTCGTGACCGGCTCGAGGGCGCTGCCCACGCGACCGGTTCCGGTTCGTCGCAGCCGACCGGTATCTTCACGGCACTCGACGCGAACACGAACGTCGAGATCGTGTCGACCACGGCCGCAACCGTCGGGTTGGTTGATTTGGACACGATCTACTTCAACGTGCCGGTCCGGTTCCGTGCGAACAGCACCTGGGTGATGAACCCGAAGTACTCGCTGGCGATCAAGGACCTCGGCACTGCCGTGTCGGCCTCGTTCTCCGGTGACCTCCGTGAAGGCACTTCGGGCACGCTGCTCGGCCGGCCGGTCGTCGAGTCCGACGACGCCCCGTCGACGCAGACGACGACGGTTCGGGACAACGAGATCGTCCTCGGCGACTTCTCGAACTACCTGATCGTCGACAAGCCCGGCTCGACGGTGATCCAGCCCATCCCCTACCTGCTCAACACGGCAAACAACCTGCCGGACGGCCGGTCGGGCTGGCTGATGCACTTCCGGAGCGGTGCGGACTCGCTGAACGACTCGGCGTTCCGTCTGCTTCAGGACCGCACCTCGGCCTGATCTAGCCGAGCGAACATCGCGAGTTAGGGGTCGGCCGTTTACTCCTTGGCGGCCGGCCCCTACTCGCACCCATCCAAGGAGCTCCGATGGCAACTGTCCGTGTCCGTTCCGACATCGGTCCTGTTTCGGTCGAACATCCCGAAGCAGGCGAACTGAGAATCACGCTGAAGCCCGGCGCCGCCTACGACAGCACCGACCCGATCGTCCGCACCTACCAGTGGGCGTTCGAATCGGATGTCGAGCAGGCGACCGGAACCCCCGGCGAGAAGCGGTCGGTCCGCACCCGGTGAGTCGCCGTAACCGTCCTGGCAGCAAACCTCGGAAGCATCCGGCGACGTTCGCCTACATCCATCCGGGTGAAGTGTCCGCAGCGTTCTGTTTCTCGTTTGCTCGGATGATGGTGTTCGAGATCGGCCGGACCGGCTCGGCACCGCATGTCATCGCCCAACGTGTCCCGTCCGGCGGGCTTGTCAAAGCCCGTAACGAAGTGACCGCCAACTTCCTTGAGCAGCCATCCGAATGGCTCGTCTGGTGCGACGCCGACATGGGTTTCGCACACGACGCTGTCGGCGGCCTGCTCATCTCGGCCGATCCGACCGAACGGCCCGTCGTTGGCGGCCTGGCGTTCGCCATGAAGAACGGTGGCGGTACCGACTGGGATTTGCAGGCCGAACGGTATCGGCATTGCCCGACCGTCTATCGGTGGGTCGAAACGGACAGCGAAGCCGGATTTCAGGCGATCACCGACTATCCCCGCGACGCTCTCGTCAAGGTCAGTGCGACCGGCGCCGCATTCATGTGTGTTCATCGCACACTGCTCGAAAAGATCCGCGACCAGTTCGGGCCGAACTGGTTCACGCCGATCCAACATCCGAAACGGACCGAACCGTTCGGAGAAGATTTCTCGTTCTTTGTCAGGGTCGCCGCTGTCGATGCGACAGCCTGGGTGAACACGGCCATCAAAACGTCGCACGACAAGGGCGGCATTTTCTTGACCGAAGAAACCTGGGATGCGCAACAGCAGCTCGCACAGATACGCGGCGAACTCGACTGATGGCTGCTGCCGTCCAGTTGACCCCTGACGGCGAGCGATACTTGGCTGCCGCCGCCGGGCGCCGGGTCGCTCGCCCCTTCCATTACCGCTGGCTGATCCCATGTCTGTGTGGGGACAGTCCAACGAACTGGCGTGCCATGCGACTGGTATCGCTCGCTGCCGTGTGCAGCGCAGCGTTCCTGTATGGCGGGACTGGTTGGAGGGGCTTGTTCGTTGCGGTGTTCCCGATCGGGTGCGCCGGCGTGTGGCGGATCCATCGGGACCATCCGGTCTTGGTTGATTTGCCGGCGATGGCTGTGTGCCTGTGGGCGGCCGTGTGTGCCGACCGTGGCTGGTGGATACCGGCCGTCATGTTGGCTGTTCTGGCCGGCACGATCAAAGAAACGTCGCCGGTGTTTGCCGCATTGTGGGCGTGGAATCCGATCTTGCTGGTCGGCCTGGTCGCCCCGGCTGTGCGTCATTTGCAGCATGCCGGTCCGGATGTCCTCGACGACGAGAACCGCTGGATTTTGGAACATCCGTTCCGAGCATCGTGGAAATACCATCGGGGTCTTCCTGCGATCCTGTGGGTGTTGCCGTGGGGTGCGGGCCTGGCCGGTCTGGCGAACCTGTCGTGGCCTTCGGCGGTCACGGTGCTGGTCGCTTACGCACAGTGTGCGATGGCGACCGACACGGTCCGCTTGTACCAGTGGGCGTGGCCGGCCGTCGCCGTGGCAACTGCGACCGTCGTGCCGCCCGCCTGGCTGTTGCCGCTGCTCGTGTTGCATCTGTCCAATCCGTACGCCTCGAGAGGAGGGTGAGTCGTGACGATCACGAACGGCTACATCACCGAGGCACAGTTCCGTGCGGCGATCGGCGATTCGAGCTCGGTGCAACAGTCGACGATCGAAACGGCGATCGAGACGGCATCACGTCGAATCGACACGATGTGTGGCCGCCGCTTCTATTACGACTCGGGTGTGTCGGCCCGCTACTTCAACGCGACGAACCATCTGATTTGCGACGTCGACGATTTCGGGACGACGACCGGCCTGGTCGTCGAGGTCGACACGGACGACAACGGCACCTGGGAACAGGCGTGGACGATCACCACCGATTTTGTGGTCGCCCCGTTGAACGGCCTGGTGTCCGGCCAGCCGTGGCCGTACAACGAGCTGCGGGCCGTCAGTACCAAGTGGTGGCCGCCGTCGATGGCTCGAGGTGGCGTGAAAGTCACGGCCCGGTGGGGTTGGGCGACCGTGCCGCAGCCAGTCGCGATGGCAACGATGCTTGTCGCCAAAGACCTGTATAAGCGTCCGGAAAGCCTGACTGGCGGCTACATCGGAGTCGACGGGTGGGGTCCAGCCCGGATTCGTGAGGATCCGTCGGTGATGGACATGCTCCGCCCGTACGTTCGTCCCTCTCAGTTTTTCGTCGGATGAACGTCGCGACGATCCGTACCGGCCTGGCCGACACGATCGGCAGCATCGCCGGCTTGCGTGTGTACAGCACCGTGCCGGATGCGCCGTCCGTGCCGTGCGCCGTCATCTACCCGGATTCGATCCAGTACGGCCGCACCCTGGACGGGACCGGCAACATCCGGATGGTCATCCAAGTGTTGGCCGCTGCGATCAACAGCCAGGCCGGCCAAGATGCGCTCGACGGCTACTGCGCCGACTCGGGCGCCACATCAATCTTCGCGACGATCGAATCCGACCCGACTTTGGGTGGTGCCTGCCAGAACGCCCAGGTGACCGAAATGCGGTCGTATGGGGTGACCGGCGACTCGACCCGCTACTACTCGGCTGAACTGGTTGTGGACATTCTCGCCACATGATCTCGGTCATCACGGCCACATTGCCGGACAGAGGCCGCCTACTTGCCGAATGTGCCGCCACGATCGCCTCTCAGACTTTGCAGCCTGCTGCCTGGTATGTGGGAGTCGACCATGAGCGGAACGGCCCTGCGGCGATCCTGAACGGTCTGGCAGCAAAAGTGGATACGCCATGGCTGTTCCGCCTCGACGACGACGATCTGCTCGAACCCGACCATTTCGAGACGTTGCGGCCGTACCTGTCCGATGATGTCGACGTGGTCTATTCGTGGTGTGCGGTCGAAGGGCCGATGAAACGAAACCAGTTTCAGGTGCTGTTCGATGCTGATCGGCTCCGTCGAGACAACTTCATTCCGTCGGCAGCCTGCATCCGCAAAACAGTGTGGGATCGTCTTGGCGGCTACCGGCCTGACAGTGACCTGGACCGGACCCGCCACGAAGATTGGGATCTGTGGCTGCGAGCCGTTGAGGCCGGCGCCCGATTCTTGTGTGTGCCGATCCCGACGTGGACGTACCGGCTAGGGAAGTGGACACACCGGTCGGTATGAAAATCCTGGTCGTTCATCCGGGTCCCGAGTTCTCGGTCGCCGACGTTTACGAAGGGTACGCGCAGGCGTTCGCCGAGCTCGGCCATCAGGTACGCGGCTTCAATCTGAACGACCGGTTGAGGTTCTACACGAACCTGACTGTCGAAGGTCAGCAGCTCGACACCGACCAGGCCGTCACGTTCGTCAACAAGGGCCTCGAAGCCAAATGTTATGAACTGATGCCCGACGTGATCGTCGTCATCTCCGGCTTTTTCGTCAACCCGTTCACTTGGGACCTGTGGAAACATCGGCCGCATCGGACAGTCTGCCTGTTCACCGAATCGCCGTACGAAGAAGACAAACAGTTGGCGTTGATCGACCGGGCCGACCCTGACCTGGTCATTGTCAACGATCCGACCCATCTCGACCGGTATCGGCAGCGTGGCGCCCGAGCGTTCTACCTGCCACATTCGTACCGTCCTGAGCTGCATCGGCCCGACCCGAACGTCCCGAAACGGTACGACTTCGGATTTGTCGGGACTGGCTATCCGTCTCGCCAACAGTTCTTCGAACGGGTCGCCTGGGGCGGCCTGGACGTTGCGTTGGCCGGCCATTGGAAAGGCCTCGCTGACGAGTCGCCGTTACGGCGGTTCGTTGTCCACAACCTCGACGAATGTTGTGACAATGCGGACACGGTCCGGATCTATCAGCAGTCGCGAGTGTCGGCGAACCTGTACCGGGCCGGCCGAGGTTTCGGGCAGCTCGAAGCGAACGGTCCCGGCCTTGACGTCGGCTGGTCGGTCGGCCCTCGCGAGATCGAGTTGGCAGCGGCCGGCACCTACTTTCTGCGTGAACC